AAGTGCAGAGGGAAATCTTATTCTTAGATCATTCCGAAAACTTTGGAGATACTGGAATTGGTCAAGATGATACTTCTTGTCTTAAAATAGTAGCATTAAATTCAACTGATACTTCATGGAAATTTCAGGCATTTGTTGGTCAATTCAGAGATTTTTGTCAGAACACAATGGTATTTGGTGGTAAGAGATACTTCCACAGACTATTAAAACATACTAGTGGCTTTGATGTTGCTTCAGAGGTCAACAAAATCTCTAATGCGACTGGAGACTTTGCTGAACATGGCGAACACTTCAGAAAAATGCTAGACACACCAGTAACAGAAGAATGGGTCATCAAACTTATTCAAGAGACTGTTGCCAAGAAAGAAGTTAAACTTAAATCTGTAAATTATTCTGATAACTTTCAGACTGCTGAAAATCTACAAAAGGCAATCGATGAGAACTTGTCAGAAGAGGACAGGATCAAACAAAATGTTAATTCAAAGGCATTTGGTGCATTAATGGCAAGATTTCAAGATGAGTTAAATCATGGAATGGGTCTTAACTTGTACACTGTTTATAATGCCCTTACGAATTGGTCTACTCATGTTGGTGGAGACCAAGACAGCTATGAGAACGACAAAGGTGTCATTGTCAACAATACGAACAAAAAATCAAAACTTCATAATGTCAGACTACAGAGACAGAAAGAGGTCGTTCAGGTTATCAACAGCCCAATTTGGTTGGAGCAAGTTAGAGCAGTCGCTTAACTGTCAGCCTATAAGCTTTATAAATGCCTAAATAAAGGAGACCCTCTACTAAAAATAGAGGGTTTTTTTTATGTATGTCTAATTTTAACATACAAAAATAATTGTATGTCTAATTTTAACATACACTATAGACACTCTTCGCAAATCACCTTATCCACAAATTACTAACAACAAACTACATGAAAGGAGTATTTAGATGTATGACTTGATAGGAATAATATTTAAACTAACCATAATTGCTTTTGCAATTTTATTTTTAACCATTCTAACTAACTTATAGGAGCAAGACCCATGAAAGAAAAAAATAATATTAAACAAGCGGTGGAAGTATCTAGCTTATTAGAGCTTTACCATTTAACCATTAAACAGAACCTGAAGAGACTAGAGAAAGAGATACACTGGCTTGATACTTCAGACCCAGCTATGTTCAGACAAATACAAACTGAAGATTATTTAAAAGATACTGTAAAAGAATTAGCTGAAACCCTAGAGACTATCTTTTTAAAGACTAGACACACTCTTAGCCAATTACCTTTAGATACTATTGCACAGGAAAGATTGGAGACCTTTGGTGTAAACTTTCAGAAAGATATCGAGACTTCAGAAGAGTTTAATAACGCAGTAATTTCATTAAAACAAAAATTTGAAAAGGATATGAACTGATGACCGATAAAAAGAAAGAATATGAACATAAGACTGTTGAAAGTGAAGGACTATATGAAGAGGAACATCAAGATAAATTAACCTTGTTTACCCCTGAATTATTGGCTAGAGACTTTGCATATATTGCGGACTGGCATCCTATTGATAGGCTTGCTCATGTTGGCAATGCTTTGAAGTATGCACAGATAGGTTATGATCTAACTCTTATTAAAATTCTTGAAGACATAGATTCAAACCCTGAAGAACTTGACCGATTGAGAAAATCAATAGATGATAGGCTTAATAACAAAACAGAAAAGGATATAAACTAATGAACAAGGAATTTACTAAAATATTAAATGGAATACTTATAGACCCATACTTAAAAAAGGTTACCAATGTAAAAGTTAAAAATGATTTAAAAGACTTTTACAGGGTTTTAGATTGTGGCATGGTTGAAGTTGTAAGCTTTGGCGATGTTAATGATCTTTGGGTTGATGAAGAGGGATTATTGAAAAGAGACCAAAGGTTTTTCAAGGTGCATAATCTACCATTCGGACATCATGGAGTAATCGTAGGCAAAGCTTTATTGCTTAAATGTGGCGATAATGGCGGTACTGAGGATTGTACTCTTGATATACATGAGGTTACACCACGAATATCTTGGGATTTTGAACATAATGGAAAGATATATAACTCTGAAACTGGACTATTCACAAGAGTTGAAGTTGTAAGAAATGGTTTCAAGGTTGAAAGTGATATAGTAGACAGTATTAAATCTATTCATGTAATAGAATAATTGCCTACTTGAGGACTCCCTCCCCTAACCCCATCGAGTTTAATTATTCGGTGGGGTTTTTCTATGCCAGTTTAATATGTATCTTGTTGTTATATTTCAGATAAAGACACTGGTGGGGTTTAGGATATGTTTAAAAAGATACGCCACACCGCCCCCAAGACACCAATTAAAATATGAAATCAATTTGTCAGTAGGGGTTCACACACACACACATGACCATGCGGACTAATATTTACAATGATATTTATACTTGTGATATTAATTGCCTACTTATTGAAAATAGCCAAAATTTCATACCCTGCTTTTCCGCCTGATATCTGCTTTTTGAGGGTATTCGCATTTTTGCCTAATAACTGTTCTATGTATCACTTTTTTCTAGGTAGCAGAACTATCGTCAAATGGCTAGTTTCTGCGGTTTTTAAGGGTACGCATGTGCCACCACCCCTCCACTACACTTGCGTATACACAGATGACAGATTTTTATTATTTTTTAGTTGGTTGAGAATGAGTCGCAACTAGTTTTGCCTACCCTTATATAGCCCATAAAAAAACCCCCAGAGGATATCTGAGGGGATTAATTGCCTACACCTATATATATTATATATTAGCCCTGGCGGACTAATCCTATTGTACACCCAGAAAACGCATTTGTCAAGAAAATTTTTTTTTATTTGACAGAACCCTGTATTCACAGTATAATAATGAGTATGAAGGGGGTCACTAGGGGGGTATGCCCAAGTAGGCAAAACCGACCACATAAGTGCTTGCAAGCCTTGTAGGAAAATGCAATGTTTTTCTTACCCCCCATCCTTCATGTAAGCCAAAAAGGAGAAAAATATGGCAAAACCAACAGAAGATCAACTAAAAGATTTTAGAGCAACTTTAAATAATTTAAAAAAAACTGGCGATATAACACATAAAGAACTTGTACAGGGATATAATGCCTATGAGTCAGGACTTATAAGTAAAGGTGGAGTTTTAAGAAAATTTGGTATTGGGAATCAGATGTCTGAAGATGAATACAAAAGCAAAACTGATCTAAGAAATCAGAAAACATTTGGAGAAGGCAGAACACTCGATAAGAAAAAAGGCGGTAAAGCTAAAAAGATGATGGGTGGCGGTAAAGTACATTCTAAGTATACTTCTGGTAATAAACGTTATGCAAATGGCGGTAAAATATATCCAAAGATGGGGAAATAATATGTCAAAACCAGGTCTATATGCAAACATACATGCAAAACGTAAAAGAATCAAAGAGGGTTCTGACGAAAAAATGAGAAAAGTAGGCGATAAAGGTGCACCTACTAAAAAAGATTTTGTAGAATCAGCTAAAACAGCTAAAAATATGGGTCATGGCGGTAACGTATGTTCTAATAGGAAAAAATTGATGTATGGTGGTGCTACTAAATCATACACTACAGAAAATAAAAGATATGGTGGAGGAGTTCCTAATCCTCGTATGCCAGACCCTATGGACTAATGGCGGCTAAAAAAAGAAAAAAAGCCAAACCTATCAGAAGAACCACTGGTAAAGGTGGAAACTACAGACCCACTAAAAAGGGTGCTGGAATGACAAAGAAGGGCGTAAAAGCCTACAGGAGAAAAAATCCTGGTTCTAAACTGAAAACAGCAGTGACTGGTAAGGTGAAGAAGGGCAGCAAAGCTGCTAAAAGGCGTAAGTCATATTGTGCAAGATCATTAGGTCAATTAAAACGAAGTTCTGCCAAGACAAGAAATAACCCTAATTCAAGGATTAGACAAGCAAGGAGAAGATGGAAATGTTAACAGAATACAGAACAAACACAAAAGTAATCACATACCCTATGTTTCCTATATATAAAGGTCTTGAAAAGAAATATAGAGGTATTGCCTACCCTAAAAAAGAAATTACGCATATAAGTTATAGACTAGGTAGATACAGAGGTGTAGAACATGAGGTTACTGTAAAATCATAATGCTATTACCTGAAAAGAAAAAATCGAAAGAACTCACCGAGAAACAACAAGGTTTCTTAGACGCATACTTTGCAGAGGGTGAGAAAACCTTTGGGAACATAACCCAAAGTCTATTACATGCAGGCTATTCAGAGACCTCAAGGTCTTCAGTGTCAAAGGCTATGCGACCTCACATAATAGAAAGAGCAAAAGAGTTGTTAGCAACGACAACAGCCAATGCAGTAGGACAAATAAAAAATGCACTATCTGGTGATAACGATGAGCCTATCGCCAGACAAAAATTACGATTTGAAGCAGCAACAGACATCTTAGACAGATGTGGTATATCTAAACGACAAGAGATTGTATCTGAGAATAAACATGTACATGCTGTCGTATTGCTACCTGCTAAGAAGGCAGAAGCTATAGATTTATCAGATGTTGAGGCTGAAGTTGTCGGAAGGTAAGAAAAGAGGAAGACCTAAGCTCAAGGCAGGAGAGAAAGGTAGATATAACCTTTCAGCAAAAGAAAAAGCTCGTAGAGCTACTATGGCACAGATTCGCTATAGAGATAAAAAGATAAAAAAGCATACGAACCAACTAAAGAGGCAGAAGCAATTAAAGAAAGAGAAGATAGAGAAGTTCAAGACACTGGACAAGGGTCTTCAGGGAAAGGGTGCGATAACGGAGGATGTCCTTGCGGATGCACCAACTGCGGTGAAGGAACTTGTTGCGGACAGGGAAGTTGCGTTCAATCCGAATCAGGGTCCTCAGACTGAGTTCCTAGCAGCTCCTGAAAGAGATGTTCTTTATGGAGGTGCAGCAGGTGGAGGTAAATCCTACGCCTTACTTGCAGATGCATTACGATATGCCCACAACCCAAATCATAGAGGGTTGCTTCTTAGAAGAACATTGGGCGAACTAACAGAGCTTATAGATAAAAGTAGGCAATTATATATGAAGGCTTTCCCAGAAGCTGTTTTTAGAGAAAGTAAATCGACATGGATATTTCCATCTGGGGCTACGATTTTATTTTCATATTTGGATAGAGATACAGATGTTACAAGATATCAAGGACAAAGTTTTAACTGGATTGCAATCGATGAAATCACGCATTACCCAACTCCTTACGTTTGGGAATACCTTCGTTCAAGACTGCGTACAACGGATCAAAGCATTATACCTTACATGCGTTGCACTGCTAACCCAGGCGGAGTCGGTGGTTGGTGGATTAAAAAAATGTATATTGACCCTTCCGAATCAAATACTCCTTTTTGGGCTAGGGATGTGGAATCGAATCGTATCTTACGTTATGGGTCTAGTAACGAAGAAAAAGCAGGAAAACCCCTCTTCCAGCGAAGATTCATCCCAGCAAGATTAACGGACAATCCATATTTGATGGCTTCAGGGGAATACGAAGCCATGTTGAACTCTCTACCAGAGGTAGAACGTAGAAGATTATTAGAAGGAGACTGGGATGTCACGGATGGTGCAGCGTTTGCTGAGTTTGATAGGAGTAGACATGTGGTTGAGCCTTTTGAGATTCCTCGTTCTTGGGCTCGTATTAGGGCTGCAGACTATGGTTACTCTAGCCCTTCTTGTGTACTTTGGGGTGCAATCGATTTTGATGGTAATCTTTGGATATATAGAGAATTATATGGCAAGGGATTCACAGGGGAGCAGTTAGCTGAAAGAATACTTGAGCTTGAATATGATGATCCCACAATCCAGACGGCTGTTTTGGATGAGTCCTGTTTTAGCCGAACTGGTCATGGGCTTAGTATTGCTGAGTCTATGAATAGGTTGAATTTAAGATTTATGGCTTCTAACCGAGATAGGTTAGCAGGCAAGATAGAGATGCATAAACGATTAGGCGATAATGATATGGGAGACCCACGTTTACGTATTTTTAATAATTGTACGCATTTGATTAGAACGCTACCTACATTACCTCTAAGCAAAACAAACCCAGAGGATGTAGATACAAAAGCAGATGATCATGCTTATGATGCATTGAGGTATATGTGTATGACAAGATTAGTGAACAGTCCTTACTATCATCCTAGGTTTAGAAAGCCTAGAGAGTTTGAAAAGTATGTTCCTAACGATCCTATATTTGGGTATTAATAATGGCAAAGAATGAAACATTATCAGCATTTGATTGGATTCGTGGGGATTCAGATAAATTTGAAAAAAAATCTCAAAAAAATAATTACATTGATGCAAAAACAAAAGTATCTTCAGGCAAATTAAAAAAGACAGGATATAAAATAAACAATGTAAATGCCTACTATGCTAAAAAACATGATGATATTTTAGAATTAATAGATGTTGGATATAATAAAGATATAAGAAGTCAAATAAGACCTAGATTAAGTGACGACAAGTGGAATACATATACTGCTTTTTTAGAAGGTTTATTTGCAACTGGTGCTAGACCAGAAGATTTAAATAATTTAAAAGTAAGAGACCTTGATTTTACATATAACGTTGTTGATTTAAAAGGTTTAAATAAAACAGATTTACAACGTGTTGCTCCTATGGGTAAATATTTTAAAAATCTGTTAATAGGTAGATTAAATGATTTAGAATTAAATCAAAAAACTAAATCACATCAAGGAAAATTAGTATTTAGTCTTAATGGCACTAACCCTATATCTACAAATAATCTTGAAGATCATATAAAACAAATAGCAACTAGTCAATTAACTGAAATTGATCCAGATAATTTTTCTGCTAAAGAAATTAATCCTATTACAATGAAAAGAAATAAAGTAACTTATAATATGAGATACGGAACTGCAATAGGCATAATGAACTCTGAAGGTTTTATCGATCCTGTAGGCTATATAGCAGATAATCATGGACATGCTAGTGATTTTATACAAACAGAATATAACTCTATAGCTAGTGTTTTTGCAGAAGAAAGAGCAAATAATCAACCTATGGTAGATTTAACAATAGATGAAAGAACTAAATCAGCTTTTGATGGTCATTATATACAACATCAAAGAGCAGAAATACTTAAAAGCCATTATAATATAGATAGAAATTTAAAAAGGTCTTTTTCTGCTATTGAGAAAAAACAACTCGAAGCGACTGGTGCTACACCTGATCAAGTTATAAAACAGTTAAATAAAAATGAAAAAGTTAAATTATCTGAGTTTGACAGAGCATTAAAAGAAAAAATATTTCCAGCAGGTCCTCAAACAGTTAGACAAAATATTATTCCTGCAGGTGCTGACGAAGAATATTTACAAGCTATTGAACAGGGTAAAACGCCTCCTAAAGTAGTCGCTACAGCAGGTGAGCCTGTTATACCAGGAGCTACTACCTCTAAAGAAAGATTTGCTGCTAAAAAAGTGCCAGTAGAAAGTAGGCATTTAGCTATATATCAACAACAACAAAAAGATGCTGCAGCTTTTACAGCTCTTAGAAATAAAGGCAACGATAAAAAGATATTTGTAGATTTACCTATGAGTGTTCCTACAGCTAGACAAACTATTGATGGTGTTTTTGATAAAACAGATATTAGTGAATATAGAACAAGAATACAGAAGGATATAAATGAATTATTAAATACTTTTGATAATTATTCATATAAACCTGCTTCTGATTATTTGCAATTTACAGGTAAAGGTATTAGTACTTGGGGAGATAATAGAAGTCTAATGGACTTACTTATACCAAAAGAATATCAAGGTATTCTTCCTGCTACAGGTGAAGCAGCTATAAAATTAGATAGACAAGTATATAATGATTTAATAAATACTATAGAATACAATTCAAGAGTAGATACTTTTGCTAAAAAGTTTATAGATCAATTTGAACATTTAGCTGTTCCTGACAATATGTCTAAAGATTATCTTGCAAGAACTACTTATGCAATACAAGAAATGACAAAAGGTATAGATAATTACATTGAATTTAATAGAGACGTTCAATTACCACAGGCTTTTGATTTAAATGGTGGATATAAGAGCACTCCTATATTTATGGGAGATATACAAAAAAGATTATCTGGTGTTTTGTTAGAACAGGAGTTTGCTCCTATACCTGCTTCTGATATAGATGAAGTTATAAAAAGAAACACAGGTGGGCAAGGTTTTCCATTTAAAGATTTAGATGAAAAAGATAGATTAAAATTTACAAATAATAGAACAGACAATCTTATAAACAGGCTATATATACAACCTTATTTAGATGTTGCTTTTGAATCGCCTACACCTTTTGGTGATAATATAGGTATTATAGATAATGTAGTGTGGGAACAAGGAAAAGAATTTGCAGAAGACCCTGATTGGGGTAAAAAATACGCAGATACATTAAATTACAGAAAAGATGGAGCTATAAAAGGAGCTTTAAGAGATTATAGTATTAATGTAAGATCAACAGCTTTTAGAACACCTTTATTAGAAAGTATAGCTTCTGGTGCGGTTACAGTAGATGATCCAGAAATAGGTCGTATTACTACTTTTCAACCTATTGTAGATTATAAAACTGAAGATGGGCTAAAACCTAAAACAAAATTAACTAGATTTGCAGAAGGTTTTATAGATTTAACAAAAGAAGCTGTTAAAAATCCAAAAGTTATGGGTACATTAGTTACAGGATTTGGAACAATGGCACTAGGTCCATCTCTTGCTGCTGCAGAAGTAGCATTAGAAGTTGCCCTTATTCAGCCATCTGATTTTGAAAGAAGCCTATATCGTACAACATATGATCCTGACAATCCAGAAGCTGGACCTGGAGGTTTTGTAAAAACACCTATTAATGTAGATACGCCTATGTTAAGTACTGGTAAAAAATTACCTATGACTGTAGATCGTAATGTTCTTGATGATTTTTTAGGTACATTAACACCAGAAGAAATAGCAGAATATGAAGATATAAATATTTCTAAAGCTATGGGTGTTGAGCCTACTACTGGAAATTATAGATTAGAAGGCATTAAGACAGGTTTAAAAGTCGGTACTTTAGAACAAGGAATGTCTAAAGAAGAGGGTTGGGCTCCTAACATAGCTCAAACTTTAGTAGAAGGGCAAGATTATAGTAGGCAATTAAGGAGAGATGCTGAAAGAGATATAGAGGTAGGCATTACTGAAGAACAGTTTGAAGATAGTGCAGATGCACTGACAGGTCTTCCTATTGCTGGCTTTGGTGTAGGTGCTTTAGCAAATAGAGCAGAGCAAAAAACACAAGGACAACAAAACTTAGCTAGAGCAGACGAAATTTCTTTAGCAAAAGGAGATAGGGATTTAGATGCAGTTAAAGATATCACTGCACAAATGAGCAATTTAAATTTATCAACCAACCCAGAGGAGAAAAACGATGCCGTTAATGCAAGGTTACAAACAAGGTGACATGGGCACAGAAGACGAATCAAAGCTTACCAGAATGAAAAAGGAAGGCTGGGATAAGTTATCTGTATCTCATGGAGCTGAAACACCAATAGATGGTGGAAATCTTAAAGGCATGAAGAAGAGTCAAATAGATTCTAACTTTAATGCTTTAGCTGACAAAAAGGATTATTAATTATGGCAGACTTAGGTGAACTCGTAGGTACTGACGAACAAGAAGACATCACTCAAGAGGAGATGACTGGTTTAGCAGGGTATATACGAGGTAAGTATAGAGAATCTGAAGATGGTCGTCTATCAGACGAACAACGATGGCTTAAAGCTTACAAAAATTATAGAGGAACCTCAGAAGATAGTGAGGATTACAGAAAATCAGAACGATCTAAAGTTACTGTAAAGATAACTAAGGTAAAAGTATTAGCTGCTTTTGGGCAGTTAGTAGATATTTTGTTTTCACAAGGTAAAGTTCCTATTTCTGTAGAATCTACTCCTATGCCTGAAGGTGTAGAAGAATTTGTTCACCTAAAATCGCCAGCAGATAGTCTTAGTAAATCAGACCCTTATGGGTTTGAAGGAGATGGTAGAGAGTTAGCACCAGGAGCTATGGAAGCTAGTGAATTAGAGCTGGGTCCATATGCAGATGAAATGTCTGAAGCTAATTTAGCCGCAGGTCCATCTAAAATGGGAGAACCACAACTATCTCCAGCCAAGGAAGCAGCTAGAAAAATGGAAAAATTAATCCATGATCAATTACTAGACGCTTCAGCAGTTTCCGAACTCAGAAAAGGACTTTTTGAACAGTGTCTACTTGGTACTGGTATTGTAAAAGGACCATTTAATCATACTAAAACTATACATAGATGGTCTTCAGATGGAGGAAGTAGGTATTATGACCCAGAAGAAAAACTAGTACCTAGATTAAGCCACGTTTCTTGTTGGGATTTATATCCTGATCCTTCAGCATTAAGCCTAGAGGATGCAGAATATATTATAGAAAGACATAGAATGAATAGATCACAATTACGTGCTTTAAGAAATAGACCTTTCTTTGATGTAGATGCTATTGAAGCTTGTCTTACTATGGGTAGCTCTTATGAAGAAAGATATTTTGAAAACGATCTATATGCAGATAATGATCCTATTTATAATGAAGATAGATTTGAAGTACTAGAATATTGGGGTGTATTAGATGCTAAAATGGCAGAAGAAATACAATTAGATTTACCTAAAAATACATCACCATTAGATCAGATACAGGTAAATGCATGGGTATGTGGTAATGAAATATTAAGAGTAGTATTGAACCCATTTGTACCTGAAAGATTACCTTATCAAGTATTTCCATATGAAAAAAACCCTTACAGATTTTTTGGTATAGGTGTTCCTGAAAATATGGAAGATGCACAGCTACTAATGAATGGTCATGTTCGTATGGCTATCGACAACTTAGCACTAGCTGGCAATTTAATTTTTGAAGTAGACGAAAACATGATGGTACCAGGTCAGTCTATGGATATATATCCTGGTAAAATATTTAGGAGACAGTCTGGAGCTCCTGGTACTGGTATTACAGGAATTAAATTTCCTAGTACAGCAGTAGAAAACCTCCAGATGTATGACAAAGCAAGACAACTTGCTGACGAAGAAACAGGTATACCTAGTATTGTTCATGGTCAAACTGGCGTGACTGGTACTGGTCGTACTGCAGCAGGATTATCTATGTTAATGGGATCAGCAGGCTTAGGCATTAAAACTGTTATCAAGAATATAGATGATCATCTTCTTAGACCTCTAGGAGAAAACATGTTTATGTGGAATATGCAATTCTCAGAGGATGAAGATGCAACAATGGGTGATTTGGAGATTAAACCTAAAGGCACAACGTCTGTAATGATGAAAGAAGTAAGGTCACAAAGATTAACGATGCTACTACAAACAGTATCTAATCCTATGCTTGCTCCTTTTGTAAAATTACCTACGTTGATTAAGGAACTAGCAATAGCTCAGGACATGGAGCCTGATGAGTTAGTTAATGATACTAACGAAGCACAAATATTTGCTGAAATTTTAAGAGGTTTAAATGGACAAACAACTGGCGAAGAGGCTGCTGCCCCTAGTGAACAACAACCAAACATGGGAGCCCCTGAAGGAGTTCCTGCAGGAGCAAACCCTGCTGATCCAACAGGCGTTGGTGGTGGCACAATCGGAACAGGAACTACGCCAACTCCAGGGGAAGGCGGCTTTACTGGCAATGTTACTCCAATTACAGGACAGGGTGAGGGCGGAGTCTAAAAGGGATGAAAACACCTAAAGAACATAAAGAACTATTAAAACTTAGAGAAGGTTTTGTAGGTACTGTTTATAACGACTCTAGAAATAATCCTACGATAGGGTATGGACATAAAGTAAAAGAAGGTGAAAATTTTACAACTTTAACTGAAGAACAGGCTAACGAACTATTTATGCAAGACTATCTTAATGCACAACAAGGTGCTGATAGAATAATTAAAGAGTTTAATATACCTACTACAGGTAATGTTCGAGATGCTATTACAGGTGCTGTATTTCAATTAGGCGAAACAGGTTTTAAAAAACATAAAAAAACTATAGCTCTTTTACAGCAAGGCAATCTTGAAGGGGCTGCAAAAGAAGCTAAAAATTCTGACTGGCATAAACAGACTCCTGTAAGAACTGAAGATTTTGGAAATACATTATTAAATAAACAAAAAGGTGGGTTTATAAACATGCAAGAAGGTGGCGATGTAGTTACAGATGTAACACCTGATGTAACTTCACAAGTTTTACCTGATACTATGGTTCAAGCTACAGGTTTTGTAAAAACTGAAAAACCTAAAGTAGACAAAACTCAAGGTTTTTATTCTGTAAACCCTGCTCCAGATGAAACTGCTGAAGAATTTTACCAAAGAACAGCTTCTCAATTTGAACCACCTGTTACTAAACCAAAAAATCAAGGATCATTTAGACCTCCTGCAGGATATGTAAGTCCTAGAGAGTCTGATTTTTCACTTTTTAGTTCTTCTTCTGGTAGTACAAGTTCTGGAGGAGGTTCTGGGAGAGGTTCTGGAGATACTAAAGTACAAACTAATCTTACTTTTCCTAAAAATAATAATTTAAGTGCAAGTCAACAATCAGCAATAACTTTGCTAGGTATTAGTAATGATGTAGTAGCAGCAGAATCAGCTAAAATGGGGGGTAATTATGGAGCTCTTAACGAAACTTTTATTACGGACTATTTAAATGATTACTTTGGTGTTAATAATTTTGGTCCTATAGATTTATCTACTAGTTTTACTGGCATTTATGGTTTAGATGATACTTTTACAGATGCAGTGAATGTAGAATTGCAAAAAGAATTTGTTAGATATAATGTAAAAACTTTAGACGAACTAACAGTTAAGCTAGGTGCAGATGCTTCTAAAGCTATACTTGATGGGGCTATAAATATAGCAAAAACAAATGATATAATAAAAGAAATATCTAATGTAAAGTTAGATACTACATTTACTTATGGTGGAGTAGAAATTGATATTCTTGAAGATAAAGACTTTTCCAATCTATATAAGGAAAGTATAGATGCTGAGGGTAATACTGTATATACGCCTATATACACTATGGAAAGTATGTTGGCAGAAAGCACTTCTGAATACATGTCAGCATGGGCAGAAAGTCTAACACCTGATGAAAAAGACATTTTAATAGGTAGTAATACTAGCACTACAAAATGGTTTGACACTATAAGTGACAAAACTGTAGGAAATATGTATGGGCATGAAATACAAGTCAAAGATTTGTATGATGAATTTGCCTCTGCTTTTTTTGTAGGGTATCTTACTGAAGATTGGGGTAAGGCAGCTATTGCAGGAGGAACTCAGTTTTTAAAAACAGATTTTGTTAAAGGATTTAGTTCAAAAATAGGCTCAGAAGCTGCTAAAGGTTTTAGTTCTCAAATAGCAGGAGCTACTACTGTTGCAGAAGTTAATGCTGCATTTAAAGCAGGTCAAAAAGTAGATTATGATTTAGTATCTGAAGGAACAGATTTAGCAGTTGCTAAACAGACAGCTACAGATGCTGTGTCTGCTCAATCATCGGCAAAGTTTGAATTGTATGCAGGTACAGGAATGTCTATGCTACAGGCTTGGGCTATGGGGGGAGATACAGAAGATGTTATATGGGCAGGTGCTGAGTATGCAATTACAGATATAGGTGCTGCTCCTTTGGGAGAGTTTTTAGGTGTTACTAGTGCTCCAGGTCTTGATGGAAAATTTGCAGCTCAAGAAGGTGTAGGTGGTGCTGCTATAGCAGGCTTAATTACTTTAGCTCGTACTGGTGATTTAGGTCAAGCTGCTGTTTCAGCAGGTACATCTTATTTATTTGCAGTAAATCCTGTTTTAGGTACACTAGCTATGGCAGCTCAATTTGTAATGGGAACACAAGAACCTAAAAATTATGCAAGCTACACTAGCGTAAACTTAGATGATATGACCACACAAAGCTTTAGTCAAGGTGATGTAGACCCAAGTAAAGCAAGTCCTGAAAATACAGCTTTTACTAGACAAGTTGTAGATAATATTATGCCTTTGTTAGTGCCTATTACAGAAGCTTATGATGTAAAACAGTGGTTGGGAGATGTAGAAATACAATATGGTAATAGGGATGGTTTATTTTTAACTATAGTTAACAAAGATATTACTGGATTTACTAATAGAGCAGATTACAATGAAGAAGAAGGCGATTTAGGTAGAAATGATGTATACCAAAAACGATTTAAGACTTTTGAAGAGTTGCAAGAACATTTTTTAGAAATAATGACTTTTGCGGCAGAACATATGCGAGATGAAAATGGCGTTGTTGATTTAGGAAATATTTTAGGGGCAAGAACAATATATCATAGCAATAAATTTAGAGATTACGTTGAAGAAAATGATATTCAGCTTTCAAACTATGCTGGTTCAGGTATGGGTATTATAGATTTTGCAGCTATGGACACAGTACAAGATACGTATTCGCAAAATACTAAGCAAGGTGGGAAAATTTCTCTTGACAAGGGTGGGAATGTACAGTATAATAAAGGTAATTATGGACTTGTCAACAAAAAAGGCAAAGCTCCGCCATCTGCAAGGGCAGATGATGTTCCTATGAGTTTAAAAGAGGGAGATTTTGTACTCTCTCAGCCTGCAGTAGCCCTTTATGGTGAAGACACTATAAATCGCATGCTTTCAAGAGCTGCTACAAATGCAGGCAAGAATCTAAAATCTGGAGGTAAAGTTCCAGTAAATGTACACAATGGTGAGTATATTATACCAAAGAATTTAACAGAATATATAGGTCCTAATGTTCTCGAAACGATGAACAACAGGGGTCTTATGTCAGTTGGTGAAAGACCCAACACTTAGTTGACAGCTACTTGCGAAAGCAACCCTGTCTCTTTAATAACTGAATGGGCTACCTTTACGGAGAAAGTAAAGCCCCCAATGAGGTAAAAATGAACGAAGAAACACTAGAAAAGGAAGAAGAAAATTTAGAACCAGCTCCATATCAAGGGGCTTACAGAAAAGAGCTAGACGATCCTGATCCTGAACCGAACCCTGCTGAAGAAGAAATTCCAGAAGCAGCTACTTCTAAGGAAGAATCAAATAGCTTTGTAGAGCAGACTACCAAATCAGAACAACCTGAACATGACTACAAAAAGAGGTATGATGATTTAAAAAAGCATTATGATGCTAAAATAGAAGAGTTTAAAGGTAAAGAACAAGAACTTTTAGACTTGGCAAAGCAAGCATCAGGAGGCGGTACTAAGTATACACCACCTAAAACGCCTGAAGAATTAACACAATTCAAAGAGCAATATCCTGATGTATATAATGTTATTGAGACTGTGGCTCATTCTCAAGCTGAGAATAAAACCAAAGCTCTGCAAGATGAAATTAAGGACTTACAAGGAGACCGACAACGCCTAACTAAAGAAAAGGCAGAACAGGAACTTCTTAGACTACATCCTGATTTTATGCAGATTAAAGCAGAAGCAGAATTTGGTACTTGGCTAGAAGAACAACCACCTTCTATAGCAGATGGAGTTACTAAGAATAACACTGACGCTAAATGGGCTGCTAGAGTTATAGATTTATATAAAGCCGATAAAGGTATTTCTCGTACATCAAAAAAGCAAGCCACTAATACTGCTGCTGACTTTGTTCCTACTAAAAAGAAGTCGGAACCAGCCAAAGGCAAGAAAGAGTGGAGTGCTGAGGAAATCAGACGGATGAAACCTCACGAATTTGAAAAGTACGAAAAGGAAATCGACTTAGCAAGAAGAGAGGGCAGAATCCGTTAGTTTATTAACTTTAACTAGAAAGGGGATTCGATTATGGCTATCGGAACTGCAGCAGGATATACTAACCTGCCTTCTGGTAACTTTTTACCAGAAATTTATAGTCAAAAAGTTCTTAAATTCTTCCGTAAAGCTTCAGTTGTTGAGGATATTACCAACACTGACTATTTCGGAGAAATTGAAAATTTTGGCGACACAGTTAGAATCATAAAAGAACCAACTATCACTGTTTCAGCATATACTAGAGGTTCCTCTGTCAATACTCAAGACTTAGCTGACGATGAAATTCAATTAACAGTCGACAAAGCTAACGCATTTGCTTTTAAAGTAGATGACATTGAAGAAAGACAAGGACACATCAATTTTGAAACATTAGCTACATCAGCAGGTGCCTACACACTTAAAGACACCTACGATAGTGAAGTTCTATCTAACATTCAATCAAACGTCACATCAACAAATACATATGGTGCTGATCACGCAACAAACTCAATCGACACAGGTTTTGACACTAGTGAAGTTGACCCTGTAAACGTGCTTGCAAGACTAGGAAGACTCCTAGACGACCAAAACGTTCCTACAGACAACAGATGGGCAGTAGCTGCTCCAAGATTCTTTGAAGAGCTACAGCAAACTAGTTCTAAACTACTTGATGCTAACTTTTTACAAGAAGGAAGTAAGTCTCAAGTTAGAAATGGTTTAGTTGTTCCTCAATTAGTAAATGGCTTTAGACTTTATAAGTCTAACAACATGCCATCTGC